AAAAAATACGAGTGTTGCTGGAGCCAAAAGACAAATTAAAATTAGCTCATCTTTCCACGACCCTTTCATTTGATCTACAGCTGATTGTTCCCATGCCACTTTTCCGGCGATCTGGTCCTCTTTCAGCTTAGTTGCTGCTTTAACTTCTGTTAACTTTAGTTCAGCCTTCGCTTGTTTTGTTTTAACGAAACCTTGAACTCCGTCTGCGACCACGCCTAATAAAGGCTTGGCCAATAGTTGCCATACCATATTAACCTCCTACTAAACTCACTATGCCACCGCTTTTTTTACGCATGGCTAATTTTGTATATGGATTACCTTTATGTAAATTAACCATATATTGTAATAATTCTGCTTGTGCTGGTATACCTTCTTCATCACCTAATTGTTTTGGACGTTGATCTAATCCTGCAGCTATACCAGCTGCGTAGTCTCCGCCACGACCAACATTAATTCTTGCTCCAGGACCAAATCCACTTCTATTTGCTAGTATGTTGGGTGTTGGATCTTGTATTTTAAAAAATCTACCGGTTTCATCTTCAAGGCCTACATAACCTGTGTCTGAACCAGTGAATCCACCTACTCCTATACCTTCTCCGTACATGGTTTGTGGTAAAATACTTTTAAAAAATGGATCATAACCAGCAAGAAAATCATCTAATCCTACTTTGTCACCAGCTCTATATTGTGAAACAAGTTTATTTAATTCTGCGTTTGCTTGACTAACAAGTGCATTTGCTTCTTCTTCTGTTTTACCTTGACTTATGGCATATCTATAAACATCATTTGTGATATTACCTGTGTTAATTGCATCTTCAGCATATGTAGTATAAAAAGGTGTTAAGCCGTCTACTTTAGTTCCTGTTAAATCAACTTGTTGTCCACCAATATCTGTTGGATCGTCAGCACCTAAAATATCTTGAGTGGTAGTTCCTGTTTCATAAATAACGGGTGATTTGTCATAAAGACTAACACCAGAAACACTTGGTGTTAGCATTCCTGCGTCTCGCATACTTTCGTATGCAGTTTTTCTATCGTCTATTGATTGTGCAATCGTAGGACTAGTAGGATCTACTTGCGAACTACTTGCTCCCATTCCAGCATATCCATACGTTGTGCCTGGAGTTTTTCCTTGTCTCGCTCTATATCTGTCCCTAGCACTCATTATCTCATACCCATAATGTATGGTAACATTTCGTTATCCATAAATTGATAGAAGTAATCTGGTACTTGCATTGGGAAGAATTGTCTGTAGTTTGCTTCGTAAGGATTTATTTGTTCAATAAGTTCTAGTAGTGCTTGGTTGTTATCACCAAAACTAAATCCTTCTGGCAAGTTCATTAATCTGTTTGGTCTGTAATCTAAATAACTTAAATCACCTAATAATTCGTTTGTTTGTTCTGGCAACATTTGTCCTAGCATTGGAATACCAGACACTGCGCCCATAATTCCTTTTGCTGCCATTGGTAAAGCTCTTTGAATACCAAATGATATAGGAAAGTTTTCTGCATAATCTTTTGGGTTTGTTCGCATATATTGACCCATCATTTTTCGATATGGATCAGAATATAATTTTTCTAAAGCTCTACCTTGTTGTGATGATAAAATACCACCTTGTGTAGGTCCAACAGCTCTTAAAGCTTGCTCTTTTAAGTTTTCTCTAAATCTTGTAAAATCTTCACGCTTCGCTGTATTCGGATTAAAGCTCGTCATGAACTGACGTTCTTCTTGAGCTTTAGCTGCACGCTCATCACGTGCAGCTTGTAAACTATTTAAAATAGCTCTTGATCTTCTGTCAATTTCGGCCATTAAGCGCCCATCATTGACTGTAGGACAACAATAACAACTACAGCAACAATACCGGCTTTAATCCAGTCTTTCATACTCCAGTCGCTCCACTCTTTTAAGTGTGCCCATAGGTCTTTCAATAACTTCATAGTTACCTCCTAATGTATAGTTATAGGAAGATCTCTATCTTCGCCATAACCGTTTAAATAATCGAAGGACTCTACAACAGATTGAAAGATAAAGGAAGTGTGTTCCTCACCTAAAGCTTCAACATAATTTTGCCTTGTTACAGCCAATAAAGCTGCACAAACCAATAGTTTGTCCTCTGATTTTCCTGTTAATGCTTTTGCAAGAGCATCAATCTCTTGCATTGCATCACTAATCTTCTTGACTTTCGTTATTTCGTCCGCCATTTATCCTCGCTGTTGTTACGTCTTTTTCATTCTTTAAGGCTTCTTTTGTCAAAGAAACATTTTCTTTTAACTCACCTAAAGCATTTTTTGCAGCACTTTGATCTATGCGATCAGCTGTTTCCATTAATTTAATGGTAGTATCAGCTTCTATTTTATCGCGATCCATGTCAAGTCTCGCTGCATCCATTGTTGTTTTAGTTTGCATATCTTGTTGACGTGCCATTGCTTCTGCTGCTCTTAAATCAATCTCTTGTTGTTTTAATTTAACAAGAGGATCTTGTTGCTCACGTTTAGTTCTTTCTTCTTCGTCTCTTGCAAGTTGAGTTGTTATATCCGCTTCTATCTTTGCAATAGCGTTTGCTTTTTCAACAGCCATTTGTTGTGCTTGCATTTGTAATTGTTGCATCACTTGTGGGTTTGCTTGATTTTGTTGCATTGCCATTTGTAATTGTTTGTCTTGTTCTGCAAACTGTTGTTGAACTTGCATACCAGCCATTGCAGCAATATGTTCTGACATATGTGATTGTAACATAGAATACAAAGGAGGATTAATTTGTACCATCCTTGTAAACATAAATTCAGCATGTGCTTTCATATGTGCTTGATGGTCTTGCTGTGGAAATACTTTTAATGGTTTACTTTTCATAGCCATAGCATTTTCTATTGCAGGACTCATTGGTTGTGGTTGATTTTGATCTGGTTTTAATATTGCATCAATATTATCCACGCCCATTGCTTGATACATACGTCTATATGCTTCACGTATGTTATGCATTTGAGGATTAGATTGTGCTAATTGTAATTGTTGTTGTGCCAACATAACTCTTTGTGACATAGAAAATATATTAGGGTCACTTACAGGAATAATATCAACACGATCATCAAAGTCAGCTTGTTTAATCATTCTGTTACCACCGATAACTTGGTATGGATATTCTGGTGGTGTAAACATTTTAATAGAACCTGCTAACAACTTAAATTCTTTTCTTTGTGAAAAGTGTAATCTTTTTTGTATTGCACTCATAACTTTTGTGCCACGTTCTAATAATGCTAATGTTGTGCCAACAGGATTCTGTTCATTACCTTCACCCATCTTCATATCTGCTATTGCAGCAAAAGATTTTCCTGCGTCAACAGCAAAACCTAATAATGCAAATAAAGTTTGTGATGGTTCTTTGTATGGTAGTGGTAACAAAGATTCTTTTATTGATTGTCCAGTTACATCTACATCTCTAAACTCACCTGGTTGTAAAGGTTCATCGTGATCACGTATACGCATACCACGTGCTTTAAAACCTGCTGGTAGATTGGCAAGAGTACCTGCATCAATTAATTGTCGCAAAACACTTGTTGCAGTTCTTGACAACCCACCTAACATGTGGATTAAGCCAAATCCATAAAAGCCTAACCCTGGGAGGAACTTAAAATGTACAAAGTATTGTTTCTTTTTAAAATTAGGATCATTTGGTTCATAGTTTCTTCTAATAGATAATATTGTAGAAGAATATTGATCTATTGTAACAATGTAAGGAAGTTTGATACCGGATGTGTCTTCAAAATCTGGCACATCTGCATCAACATGCATTTCTAAAATAACATGTTCATCATTTTCGCCTGTAGAATTTGCACCATCTAATTCATCTATTTTTTCTTCAACATCATCAGCAGTGCTAACTGATCCTGAAGTAATTGGTACATCACGATAAAAACCTGACACTTGTAATTTTCTTAATTCGTTTGATGACATCTTTACAACGTGTGTTATTCTTTCTGATTGTTCTAAATCTGTAGCTGCATAATTAATTACACAGTCTTCACTAGATACAAACTTTGCAACACAACGTTTTAGTATTTGATCATAGTAAACTTTTTTAAATGCAGAACCTGATAGTGGTAAATAAAATAACAGTTGGTCCATCTCAGGATCAAACTCTTCCATTACATTTAAAATGTAATAGTTCATGTATTCTTTTACACGTTCTGCTTGTTGTTCTACCATTGGTGATGCTTCACCAATTATTTGTGTACGTACGGGGCCGCTTGGGGGGAGGAGTTCCTTATAAGCTTGGGCTTGAAACTGCGTAACAGATTCAGCTAGTAAAGGATGTACGACCCCTGACGCACCTTCGAAAGGTTGTGTTCGGTCTTCGTATTTAAAGCCTAACATATCGAGCCCTTTGATATAGGTATCTTCCCAATCTTTACGTGACTCTTTATCACCTTCGAAATCGCCTACCAAGTCTGAAGCAAACTTGGTTAAATTATTTTCATCAATGTATTCTGCTAAGTTTGCATCGAATGGAATTTGTGATTGATCAATTGGTTGTTCGCCAGCAACCTCTGCACTTCCATCTTCTTGTATTTCAAAACCATCAAAGGTTACACTTTTTTCAAACTGTATTTCTTCACCCAATGGTTCAATGTCCAATGCTTTTTCAACAGCGTCCATTGCTTTCTCTATTTGATTCTTTGATTTATCTGCCATTTACTATTCCACCTTTTGCGTATGCTGAGAATGTATCTCGCACGTTAGGATTATCTTTTAAATTTAACATTTTGACTTGCCCAAAAACTCTTCCCTTATCATCTCTTATAACAGTATTTAATAAATTTGCACCTGTTTTTTTAGATGTCTCTTTTAGTGCACCATTAAGAATAGGGCCGTATGCAGCAATATTACCTTGGTAATCCCTGCCACCAGGTGACAAGTTACGGTTTTTAATTGCAGGGTTTGCAAAAGCAACGCCGTCAAAATTACCATCTTTGGCCATACGCACTAAATACTTAGCAACAAACTCCATGTACTCTTTGGATGATTGAAATGGGCCCATGGCAATATCGCCACCTTGCTTACCTTCTTTAGTCATAGATTCTGCAATTATAACTCTAATTTTCTCACGTTCTTGTTGTAATTTAGGTAGTGCAGGTGATCTAGGATTTGTAGCCAATAAATTTTCTATTTTAAGATTAATTAAATCTAATTGTTGTTTATTTGCTGCTAATTCTGGTGGAGGTGGCATGTCTTGACGAAATGCATAGCTATCCTCACGAGATGGTTTTTTTCCTGTAATTTTTGCTTCTCTCATTGCACGTTGTACACGTTGGTGCATATCAGATTGTATTTCTTCTACAAACATTAATCTTCGACCAAACTCATCTGTTCTATCTGACACACGTGCATGAACAATACCACCAGATCTTGCTGATGACGGTAATCCAAAATCATGTGCATAGGTATATACAGGTTCACCAGTTCTAAGTTTGCCTGGTTCATATTTAAACAAAAATTCACGGTAATTATCGCCACCTGACATTGTTTGTTGACCACTATAGGATGTTCCTTTTTCAACATCTTTTGCTTTTAAGCCAACACCACGTCTATCAAGAGCTGCAGCTAAATTAACAAGTGGTTCACGTACTTTAAAGGGCACAGGTGCAGTTAATGCCACACCTTCATTTAAAGAACCTTGAATACCAAAGACTTGTTGCATATATTTGTCTACATTTGCTGCAACGCTGTCTAAAGCTTGTTGATTTATCTTACGATCAGTAACTACACCCGGCAAAGAGTCACGAAGATAGGATAAAAAGCCACCTACACGTGGATCTTCTGCCTGTGGATCTACTTTTTGTATTTTTTTAACAATATTAGCAAGAATATTTTGAGGACCTGGTTGGCCAAGGGCCACGACGTCTAATTTCGGGGATATTTCATCAAATTCCTTAATTATATCGGCTTTTGTAAAGGTTTTATTGCCTTGAGACTGTAAAAATGGGCCTAAAGACGTGTCTAAAAGCTCAGATTTCTTAATTCCTTTGGCTTTTAAGTAGTTTAACCACCTATCTGCCGTCATTTTTTCCATAGGAGCGTCAATTAACGCCTCTCTGGACTTGTAAAACAGTGCTGGGGTGTCTGCTGTAGCTGTTGGAGTTACTGTTTCAGCTGATTTTGCACCAACTTTGTACATATTTCCTGGTTCACCAGCTCTTGCAGCGTCTCGTAAAAAGTCTCTAGCCGCTTTTTCGCTTTTAAAATCTTTTATTGGTAACCCAGCTTCATCAAAAACAGTGTAATATGTTGATCCAGATTTAACAACCCTAGATTTTTCTAAATCAAGCTTTGTGGGTGATCCTTTACCTTTCGGTGCTGCAATCTTTGGTGCATACTGACGTAGTGGTCCTAATACTTTAGCTAAAGCCATTATTCTAACAAACTCGCTATGCCACCACGAAAAAAGTTTCTTCGTAGGAATTGTGTAGTAGGAAAAAGTAAATTTTTTCCTGTTTTAGAGCTAACTCCAAATGGAGCATCATCTCTAATTCTTTTTAAATATTCGTTAAGTTGTTTAACATCCATTGGTCTTCCTGCTCCAAAAGTTGACATACTAAGTGTTTTTGGATCTAGAACAGTTGTTGTCATACCAGCTTCATCTAAAATATCTCCTACACCTCGTAAATTTCTTAATCTATTGCTTGGATTATATAAAAAAGATTCTATTCCTCTTTTAGCTGTGTTCATAAAAGTTGGTTCTGAAACCATTAAATTTGGATTAGTTATTAAACTTTTAACACCTTCTTTATCTATACCTCGTTTAAATCTAAAAGGATTAAAAGATTGTATCATACTTGAATCTCTTAAAGCTTGTAATGGTATTGTATGTCCTATGCTACTTGATCTTATGTTAGGTGCAATAATTCCTAAATCATCTAATATGCTAAATGTGTTTCGATTCATCATCTCTCTTGCTAAATCTCCTCGCGCTCCTATGATTCCAGAAAAGTCTCCTGCAGTAAATCCTGATTGATCTAAAGCTTTAGGGTACGTAAGATTTTTCTTTGGATACACAATATTTGATCCACGCATTGCTTGTACTGAGCCGTATACTTCAGGATACTTTGTAGGATTAGCTTTTACATCACGAATAGAGTAACCAAATTGTTTTGCTGCAAGTGCTAGTTGTCTTTCATAAGTTATGAGACTTGGATTTAAAGCTTGTTTTGCTGTAGTGGCTGTTCCTCCTGTACCTGCTAATGCTTTTCTTTCATCAGTTAAAGCAACTCTGGTGCCTACGGGATTACCCCTTCGACCGATATCTTCAACAGGAACGCCTATAAGATTAGCTATGAAATTTTTTTCTGGATTAGTAAATCTTATGTTAGCGACATTTGTTCCAGGTTCAACTCTGCTAGAAAAATAATTTTTAAATGCATCAGGGTTTGTGCGGTTTGTTACAAATGTTTTTAAATCTTTTTTATCTCTTTTACTTAAATTAGAGACAAACTGACCAAGTGTTCTTATTCTTCCCATTATTCAGTTGCTGGTAACTGCAGTGTTAAATCTAATCCATCAGGTCTTTCTAAATAATTTGGAGTGTCATTAAAATATTCAGGGAATAGCACGGCTCCAGCAGTTTGAGCTACACCTCTAGGTAATGAGGTAA